GAGACATTTGAACTCTCCGATTTTCCTGTATGAAATCTATATTTATTTATAAATTAATAAATTACAACGAATTAATGAAATCGTTGAATAAGTTTAGTTTATGCTCTTCTAGTCGTTTTTGATCTACAAGAGTGTTAATTCTTCTTTGAGTTTGCTCTGCAAGTTTTTCGCGAAGAATACCACCATCCCAAATCCACTCTTTTCCTTCCATAATTCCTTGAACAAAAGCATCAGGAGCGGATGGATCTGCAACGATATCAGCTGCAGTTGCAAGCATAAAATCTTCACCTACTTCATTGAAACCTTCTTTGGTTGGTCTTAGTGAACCAATACCACGAGAAGAAACACCCAAACAAACGCCTTCCTTAAGAAGAGATTCTGCAATCTTACCCATCGGTGTAGATAAGATTTGTGCCTTACCAATAAAATTATTACCTTCTCTTTGAAGATCAACAATTTTATGAGAAACTCTATCTAGGTTTACAGTTGGACCGTCTGGATGTCCAAGTTCTCCTAAAGCGCGACCTTTGTCCACATACTGCTCAGTGTAACGCTTTACCTCTCTTTCCATAACAGGCATACGATACATTCTACCGTTTCTGTTTACCTGTTCTGCTTGGAGAAAAACGCCTTTGATGAAAAGATTTTTCTTACCGTTTACATTTTCAGTAAGAACTTCTACCTTTTCGATTTCTTCTCTGATTAGTTTCATTTTTTTAATTGGTGAGACCTACTTTTGATGCTCTGATTGCCGAAGATGTCCAAATGACATCTGTTGGGAGTTTTTCCAAAAATTCAACTGAGTTAGATGGCATACTGAAATAATTAGTGGTTGCTGCGCCAACAATTGTCGAAACGCCAACAGTAACAACTCCTGCAGTATTATTGTGAAGTCTCACGCAGGTTGCATTAGTGATACTTGTTGCTGCACCAGCAGAAACACCCGTAGTTACTTCAGATTCAATTATTTTTGTTCTTTGCATCTCTATTGTATAATAATTAATAACTATTTATTATATGTATCACTCTTCAGGTTCTTCAGTAGATCTAGAAGCATCAAATTGATCTTCTCCAAATAAACCTGATGCTACTTCAGGTCTGAAAGAGTCAATTTTTTCTGCTGATTTAGCAAAAAGAATGTCTTTGATTTTATCGCTGATCTGTGATGGAGATTCATCAGCAATGATCATATCCAGAAGTTCATCCATTGTTTTAATTCAATTTGTAATCTCTTGTATTTATATGGTGCCACCTTTAGGCATTTTCATCGGACCTGCATCAACTTCCGCAACTTTTGCGTCAGCATTTACTGTGGATGCATCAATTTCTGGTTCTACAACTGGTTGGCCGAGATCCATTTGTTGTTGATCCATTGGCATACCAGTATTTGGATCTACTGGAATACTTGGATCTGGAATTAACCCCTTTTCAATTTCTTTTTTGATGAGAGCATCTTCTTCAATGATTTCTTGATCTGTTTGGCGAAGAATTTTTCTTCTCAGATAATCTTGTGAGAAATACTTTCCAACATAAGGTTCTGCAGTTTGAACCATTGCAAGTCTTTCGTTTAGAAGTTCCGCTTCTTTTAATTCTGCAAAATGATTGTCATATAGGAAGTCATATTGAATATGTTCCTCCATGATTTCCCAATCTTCTGGAGTAATGACATTCTTAAGAATCAATTGAGTTTTCAACATATCGTTAAACATGTATGAAAATCTCTTTCTCAATCTTGCAACAAACTTACTGAATTTAACTTCATCTCGGAGAATTTCTGAGGAACGACCTAGATTAAATCCACCTTCACCATCCATTCTCGATGGTGGAACATTGAGTGAGCGATATAGTTTTTTCTTAAAGTACTCAATGTCTGTGATTTCTCCAAGGTTTTGACCACCTGGAAGTGTCGTAATTTCAGTTCCTCTACCACCTTCACGGCGAGGTAACCAGAAATCCTCAAGCATACTCATGAACTTTTTATCATCACGAATTTCTCCAGTTGATGCATCATAAACAAGTTTGTTACGATAGCGCATCATAACATCGCGAAGATATTGCTCTGCTTTAACTTTTGGAAGATTGCCCACGTCAATATAGAAAATTCTACGCTCTGGAGCACGAGATAATCTATAGATAACAAGTGAATCCTCAATCATACGTAGTTGATTGAGTGATTTGATTGCTTTATGGAGATATGAAAGTGTTGATCCTTTATTTCTATCAACAAGACCAGAGGTACAATATGTTACAGAATCTCTAGTCATTTTAATTCCACCAGTTCCACCCAAGGCAGATGGATTATTGGTAGGATAATTCATCTTTGGATTGTAGATGAAATATTCCTCAATTTCAGGAAACTCATAATCCATTGGATTGTCAGTATTCACATTTGATAATCTAAAATTATCATTACTCTTCTTCTTTTGTTGACGAACATAACGCATTTTCATTGCGTCCATGTAACGAAGTTCTTGAATACCTTCGTGTGGGTTCTTGAGATCAATTACTTTGTGATAATACAACCTTCCGTCAATATACCAATTTCTATAGATTTCATGAGATTTTCTATCAAAATCTAAAAGTTCTAAAATATACTTAAACTCTTTTCTTATTTTGGTTTTTATTCCATCACTAGCATTTAAATTAGAAAGCTCTATCTGAACTGGACTGTCGTTTGTGTCAGATACAATTGCTTCGTTTACAATATCTTCAATGGCACTATCACACTCCGGATGAAGTGCCATTTCACGATATCTTTTGATTAAGTCAAACTCTGTTCTATAAACACCTTCAATATCAACATAAGAACCAAAAAAACCACTAGTCAAATAATGGTCAACCCCGTCCTCATTATTAGGAGGAACGGGGGAAACCGCATTTGGTGATGTTGGCTCAGTATTCTCAATAGAGAATCCAAATAATTTTGCCATAATTTATTAAACTGATTGATTCCTTTTCAATATTTATGCGATCAAATTATGCCTGGTCTCTAGTCCAAGATCCTGGTTCCCAGTATTGAACCTGGAATTCCACGGTGTACTCTTCGATAGTATCACTTGAATCATATGAGAGGTCAATTGCAGAAATATTGGTTGGGAAAATATCAAAGAAAGTGTATGTTTTTAGTGGGGTAATTGCCCCACCATTTACTAGACCGGAGTTTGATTGAGACTCGATACCATTATCTGCGCCTCTGCCCAGTTGATGAACTAGTGCATTGGTCATATATGAACCTGGTTCAGTAGCTCCAGTATTATTTGAGTTCTTACTGATACCTTGCATCCATTCTTCAAATGCGTTTCTGATCAGGAAGTTTTCATCATTGATGATGGTAACAGTCCAAGTATCAAATGTTCTGTCGCCAGCAACCTTCAGAGTGCGACCTCTGAATGGAACTTCGATTGGTGCAATATTTGATGCTGGAAGTTGTGCTGCTTTACACATGAACTTGAATAGATCTGCTTCCTGGTTGTCACCAGTTCTCCAAACGTTTGATCCTGCAGCAGTAGGAAAAGATGGAATTTCAACTTCGAATAAATTAGGTCTTGCTCCACCTCCAGCAAGTTTTGATTTAAAGGCGGTGATTGTTCTGAGAGTGGACATTTTGAGTTCCTCCTTCTGTAGTTAATTTAGGTTAGATTAAACTGATCCAGCCACTTCTTCAAAACTTACACCCGTTCTAGTGGCAACGAATGTGAGTGTAATATAATTGATTGACTTGGTTGGTTTCAGGAAAATATCAGCTCTGAACTCATTATTATCAATGACATCTGGAGTGTTATTTGTTTCATCGCAGATGACAACAAAATCAAAGATACCTCTCTTTGCCTGAACATCACGTAAGTATGGTTCGACAATATTAACAAAGTTTGATCTGGTAGTTTGATCATTCAGTTCAAATAGTTGTGCCTGTGCTGATCTTTCAAGTGCTTGCTCTACTGTTAGGAACAATCTACGAACATTGATTCTATCGAATGCAGAAGGATATGAAAGTGCTGTCTTATCACCGAAGAGAAGAACTCCAATTCCAGGTTGATTTACAATCGCATTAACTCTAGCAGTATAGAGAAGATCTCTTTGTGCTTTTGATGGATTGTATGCAAGCTTAATTGCATTGTTGAGAACACCTCTTTGTTGACCTGCTGGAGAGAACCAAGGGAACCCAGTAACGTTTGTTCTGGACATTAGTCCTGCAATATCTCCATTGCATGGAATATATCTGAAGGTATTATTGAAGCGATCATAAGTGTACTTATAACCACTATCAAAGATAGCATACGATGAAGAAGTAACTGGTGAGAAGAATCTTACCACGTTATCAGTTTGTGTATTGCTATTTGTAATGTCCACAACACCCGCTCTGTGTGGAGAAATGACTGCTAAACAATCTTTTCTACTTTCAGCAACAGCGATTAGTTTATTTGCCTTTGCTTGAGATTCTGACTCTTCTAAGAGTCCTGGTCCATTCAGTAAGTAATCAACTTGAATTTCATCCTTATTGGAGAAAAGATCATATGCTGTAGAGATTGAACCTAGATCTGCCTGCATTCCACCTGCAGCAGAGTAATCAACACCACCGCTTAGTGAATATGTTTTATTTCCAATTGCACTGAATGTGACTCCTTGTGCATTTTGTCCCCAGAGACCTTGACCAGTTGTAAATGCAGTAAATGAAGTAGAGAATCCAGTTGCTACTGGAACAGTTCCATTGAAAGCATCTTCTGCTTGTGATGGATTATATCCTGCATACAGATATTGTGAGAAATCTGCAAGATAATTTTTGTACCAAATCTTTTGAGGAGAATTGACCTGAGAAACTGAGTCGAGTGCTTTAGAAACACTTACATGCTTCTCAAGAAGATTTCCTTGAATTCCAGTTACAGATCCATTGTCATCTACGACAGCGATGTGCATCGCATCATTCTTACCGTTTCTAGTAGCAGAATATGCGTTTGTTCTTGGTTTTGGTGCAATCGACTTCCAGAAAATGACTGAGTTGGTAAGACCAAGAGTTTGTTGATCGTACCAGTCAAGAACCTGACCTGCAGCTGCGCCAGCACTTGCAGAAAGACCAGTGTTAATTCCAGAATTATTTACGAAGTAAAGAGTATCTGCTTGTTCGAACGAAGCAACTGAATTGCCCTCAGAATATGTGATAGAAGTTTCAGTTCCTGCAGAAGAAACTCTTGAAACAATCTTAACATCAATCGTGCTGCTTCCGTTTGTGGTATCTGTAGAAACACCAGTGATAATTCCTTTCAGATATCCTGTGAATGAACTTGTAGTTCCTACACCAGCAATCGCAGTGTTAGTAATTGCAGTAGTAACACCATAACCAACTTGAGCCCCAATGGTGCTTAGATCAGTTGTATTAATACCAATTGTCTGGTCTGCAAAATCATCAATAAAGCAAACTTTTAGATTATTTGCCCAAGAACCTGGATTCTTTGCTGCATAAACAAATTCTACGCCCTCACCAGACCATGAGTTATTGTAGTTATCGTAGTTTTTAATTTTTGCACTTGTGGTAGCTGCATAACCAACAGCAGCGTTTGCATTGTTGAGTGATGCACCATCAACTCTTGCAACTTTTAGAACGCCGCCATATGAGAGGAATGAGGATGCAGTCATCCAATACTCGTACTGAGCGTCAGTTGAGATTGGCTTTCCAAAAGTGCCAATTAATTCTTGTTCTGTTGTGATGTCAATTGCTTGCTCTACAGGACCAATTGCAAAAGGTCCCGCAATTGCACCAATGTTATCCAATACATTATCAGCTCTCCCAACAGTTAAATCAACTTCCCTAGTAAGTACTCCAGGAGATAATTGAGGAGTCGCCATGTTTTTCTCCGTAAATCTCAGTTTATCTAAAAAATATTTATTAAAAAATTACTTTTCAAAAGGAAAACATGACGTGAACTGTCTACCAATCAGGATATTCCCACTTATCTAAAACTCTTGAGACCATTCTATTAGTAACTACTCTCTTTATAGAGCATTCTTTACACTCATAAGAATATGATGATGCTACAGGTCCTCTCTCCTTATGAGTTCTATAAAAACTCTCTATTAAATTTTTAACCTCCCCACAAGTTCTACATTTTC